TGCAACACAGAAAAGCAATACAAAAATGGAAAGTCCATATAATGATGAATTGTATCCACTACTCCTACAAATGCATGCCTCTGATTTAGCTAGTGAATAAAAAAACACGCCCCGGAGGGCGTGTTTTAAGTGTTACTTCTGTTCTGCTAGATTATTAAAGTAATTCATATCTTCATCATCAGCAACTACAGACTTCTTACTAAGAACAGATTCAGCTTGATCATTCCAAGGAGCAATATCATCCACTGCTTTTGTTCTGATAGAAACTGCTTCAGTCAAACCAAGAACTTTTTCAAGACGGGCTTTCAACTGATCATATGATTTGAAATTAGATTTCTGAGTAAACTCTTTCAGAGAATATTCTTTATTCCATATGTCTTCAATTTTTTCATCATTTCCTTCAAATAATGCAGACTTTGAAGAAAACTCAGATTTATCATAATTACGATAACCCTCAACATTACGAATCTTCATTTTGAAGTTAGCACCTTCCCAGAAATCAAATGGGTTAATAGGTGTCTCATCAGCAAACTCAGGATTCATTGCTTCAGTAAGCTTGTCGAAGATTTTCTTACCAAACTTCAGAAGCCTAATCTTACCTTCGTTATCAGGATTGCTTGGATCTGAAACGACAAGGATGTTAGCCATGTAAGAAAGTTTACGCTTCTGCTTACGAACAATTTCTTTATTTGCTTCAATACCGGAATTCCAGAGTAGGGAATTATGTTCACATGTTGGACACTTCTCATTCAAAGTGGTCAAACAGTTATCAATGAACCAACCACCAGGACCTTGAAAACCATGTGAGAATACACGAACCCAAGGAAGAGCATCGTCACCGTCTACAGATGGCGCTGAAAGGAAACGAATAACTGCCATTCCGTTACCTGCTTTGTCTACACTGGGTTGCCAGAAACGGTCATCATTCTTAGAACCGGCTTCTGCATTTTGGGTTGTTGCTTCGATTGCTTTGGTCAGCTTATCGAACGAACTACGGTCACGCTTTAGATTTGCAAATGAACTCATTTTTTACCTCGTATATTAGTTTAAAATTATATTGCGTCTTATCCACATGATACATAATATGAATATATTTAGTCATTCTGCCATCAAATTTTTCAATATTTCCATAGTTAAATTTGCATCTGTGTGATGTATACCTACTCCACCACATTCATTAAAATTGGTAATCACATCAAGTGTGTCATCAATTATAATGTGTTCTGGTGATGCAAACATACATTTGTATCTTTTACCAGGAACAACATTTGGTCGGTAAAAAATACCATGGCTTTTAAGCCATTCTTCTTTTTGTTCTCTTACTTCATCATATAAATTCATACCGCCGGATGAGGTTAGTATTTCTACTTTAATAGGATAGCTTCTAATTAATGCAATCATATCTTCAGCACCTGGCATCCATTCCAAATTTCGGAATTCGCCAGCAAGAATAAATTTGAAGAAATTTTCCTTGAACAATTGCTTTTGTTTATTCTTAGACAAATCAGAAGTTTCTTCATACAGTTCTGCATAACGTTTTTCAAAGTTACATAGAACCCCATCCATATCCAAATAAATCTTGGTAATCATTTTAGACTCATCTCTTTCAGTAAGATTGCTTTCATTTTAACACAATCAAATTTAATATGTGGCAAATATTTCATACTTTTTCGTTTAATACCTGGCCAACGAATGGTATCATCAATTCTCTTTGTCCACATCGGTAAGAAATTCATCAGTGAATTAAGAATGCAGAATGTTTCAAGGGTTACCTCTCTCTGCAAAGTCATTGTCAATAACTTAGGATATTCACCCGTTGTTATTAACAAATCATTTGGCTGCTTACAATCCTCTAACATATGCTTACAATCATTAGTAAAAGTATATGTCATGGATTGTAGCACTTTCATTCTCTCACGGTGTCTTGTCAATGCTTCTTCTTCAAGTAATTTACCTACCCACATCGTTTCATCATATAAAAAATTGGAGACTAAAAACTCTACATAGTCTTCCTTCTCATTTCTCCGGGAAAGCTTATAGAAAAAATACTTATCCTTACGATTCTCGAAAGAGTCGATGGTTACTCTAGACTTGCCTTGATACTTAAAGTAATCATACGAATCAGTCGAGAAATGTAATTTCAGAGAATTATATAAACAAAAAGCTTCATAACCAGTCATAATAAATTAAAATTGTAGCCTTGCAGTTTTAGGTAGCAAATTTAAATCTTGTGCATCACTCTCAATCTTGGCTTTTAGATTTGTATTAATCAATGAAGGTGCAAGTTCCAACTCAAGTCCTGTATCATTGCAATACTCTACTATGGCTTCGATATGATTATATTCAGTTTCAGCAACAATCTTTTCAATTGCTTTCGCAAACTCACGCATTTCATCTTTGGTTGCCATCACTTCACAATCGTCTGATACAGAGTTTCAAATTGCTCATGAACAGCAACCTCTTCATCATAATTTTGTTTATGATAAACTTTTACCATTCGATTAACAATTTTCTTAGGCAAGTTTAATGTAACACACACATCAGCAACAGCCTCTTTAACCAAATCTTTTTCTGCTGAAGCCCTTGTTAGGGATGCAGAGCATTCACGCAAAACACCAAGCAATTTAGCCTGATCTTCTGGATTCGTGATTTGGTTAATAGTCATTTGTTTAATACTCATAATATCTCCTTATTTTTTCATAGCATACGTAATACAAATTGCATCTGGATTTGTCGTATAAGCACACTTGATAGAAAGTGGATCAATACCTTTCGTAATAGCCTGCTCAATATTTTTCGACATTAATATACGATCATTCGAAATATATCCAGTCCAACATATTAATGCACCAACAAACATACCAGTGAAACATATTAAAAATAAATCTGCCTGTTTCATAGAATTAACTCCCTTGTTTTATTTTCCAAATCACCACGTTTCTTATAGAAAATGTGACGACCTATCTTTGTAGTTTTAGGTAAACCCCAATTAGGATTTACATAGTCTGCATGATAATATGTTGCGCCTTTTGTCACATCATCCATAACACCATAATTCATCATAACTCTCACTGCCAGTTCACGTATGTTATTATACAGCATAGTGTCTGTAATTGTCAAGAGTTTATTTTTATTTACCGATTCGCATACCCAAGAAAATTGGCAAGTGTTATTGGTCTTTTGATTGACCACATTACAAATGTTATCGGCATACTTACCAGAAATAACTCTATTCAATGTTACCATTGCAACCGCAACTTTACCTTCATCTGATTCATGAGCAGCCTCAAAGTAAATATTTTGAGCCAAACAATCTGCCTGTTTTTTGACAGGTTTAGTTAAACTACTATATGGCACAGATACGGGTAAAAAATAAGTATTAGGTAGATTTAAAACAGTGGTCAATAATAAAATAGAAATTGCACTACCTAACAACAATACAGGTACGAATACTTTCATATTCTCTCCTTTTTGAAGGAGGGGTTATTCAGGAAACCCCTCGAAACCCTACATAGAATTGTAAATTAGAATGATACTTTTAGCCCAGCGGTAACTTGATTACCTTTGAATGCTGCGGCATCTTTAACATCATACCGATGTGAAAATGATGCAACAAGGGCAGTATCTTTCGAAAGAGCATAAGCTCCCTCAACGCCAGCTACAGCAGCATAGCCGATAATACCACGATCAGGATTAATACGTTGAAGACCAATCGATGGTGTAACACTTACAGATTTGACTACACCGAAAGATTTACCAACTGATCCACTAACAGCAGAGTATGTATCACGAACAGTTGAAAGTGATGCGGTTGCTTTAAGACCAACAACACTTGTTCCAACTGAGAGTGCAGTTACATCTTTACGAACAGCCTGATCACGTCCAACTGATAATGCGAGGTCTGTGGCTGATACTGATGCACTTGCTAACAACAATGCTGTAAAAAGAACTTTCTTCATTTACTTCTCCTTTGTTTTAGAAATGGTGGCGTATTCTGTTACGAGGAACACCACCGAAACCCTAAGCGGCGTTTAGGCTGCTAATGCGAACTTTTCGTCGTTTGCATTTATCGTTTTGCTTGATTTACGGTCATCGCCTACCGTGCTGTCTGTTCCGTTACTCGTCTGCCCTGTCGAAACCGGTCGCCCCCATTATAAATTATACTGAGTGTCGGATACAATTCCGCTCTTAACACTTTCATGCCAATATAATTTATGGTGGAGGCGGGGGGAATCGAACCCCCGTCCAGAACATCTTTTACTTCACTTCATACAGCAATACCATTATTCCAGTTTGGATTCGAACCTTGTTCTAGTCTTGTCGATCTGCGCTTCCCACAGTGCTGACTGGAAATACTTAAATTACTTCTTTGCAGCGTCTTTTTTGGCTTCTTCTTTCTTAGCTTCAGCCTTAGGAGCATCTTTCTTTGCTTCTGCCTTAGGTGCATCTGCGGCAAAAACACTGAATGAGAACATTGATGCCAGAATAAAAGTGATAAATTTCATAGATTTCTCCTTAGTTAGGTGCTGCTTGGTGATACGTGTTAATGTATTTATGTAATTTCTCAGTGTAATTATACACCTTCCGTTCGAACAATTGCGGCAATTGTTCTTCTGTTGCTATAACTAGAACAATATCTTCAATAGGTAAACTTGTTATCTCTGTAAACATTGTTGCATAAGCAGAGCATTGAATAAAATAGTGTTCGATCCATTCCTCTTTTTTCTCTTTGATTGACGTTTTAAAATCGACCACTGTTATCTTATCTTTCCACCGAGCAATCAAATCTACACGACCTGCCAATTTTAATTGTGTGCTATACAATGCTTGTTCAAGGCAATATACATCAGTAACAAATTTATCTAGACTAGGACGAACTTGGTTGAATAACATCTTATCAAACGGCATCAACGTTTTCATTTTGAAATCTGTTAGATTACCCAGAAGATAATCTTCACTGAGTTTATGTAACTTTGTTCCTCTATTAGCCGCTTTTTGTGTGATTTTATTTGCTTCTTTCTCACCTATACGTTCTCGCCATTTTATTAGAAATGATTTATCAGTAACAGCAGATAAGACTGTTGTAACAGAAGGATATTTTTGACCATTAGGTGCATTGTAATATCTTCCTTTGCCGGTGTTCTCTGCATTCAAATCAAAATCTAATTCAGGCAATTTTACAAAATTAAATGTCACTTGACTCCAAGCTTATCGGTAATTTTCTTAACGTGTTCTTTTACTACATTGTCACTTCGGACTTGTTTAACAGATTTTTTTCCATAGCGATCACCAACAACACTATTGGGATGCGCTTCTGCTACTTTGGAAAGAACCTCTTTAAATCCATCAGGCACTTTATTGTTTGATGCACCAATCGATACACCAGAAACAATCATTGGTGCTGTTATGACTGGTTGAATATGTGGATTATCGTTAAGATAACCATCCCGTTCTGAGATTCGCATGAACATATCAAACTGTTCATTAGTCTCTGTGTCCAAAAAAACATATATTGGCATTATAAATCCTTCATCCATTGCGGTTCACTTCTACTATTTATTTTGCCTTTCCATGACAACAAATGCTGTTTCTTTAATTTGTAATAATTTCGATATGATGCAATAGAATCACCTGCAATTTTTACATCTTCGGGCATTGCCGGAGTAGGTTGTGTAAAATCGCCGTAAGTAATATTAACAGGAACGTTTTTGAGTAGAACATAACAAAGACCATCCCTTTCAACCTTATGAACTTTGCCATACCGAAAAGTATATTCTTCACACAAACAAATCAACAGATTAGCCAACCATATATAATTGGAATCAGATTGTCGCACCCAGACTGCTGAAGGATGATTAATGTGTGTTGCTTTATATAAAATGGAATCACGCTCATTGTTTAATTTCCATACTTTACACTTGCGCCATCGAGCGGGTAATGATCCTAACACATATCTTTTTTCAATTATTTCTACACCATCAAGAACCCTATGAGCAGTAGAAAGTAATTGAGCATATTCAAGAATCATCTTTATGCAATGTTTATCAACATGCATTTCTGCACATTTAAAAGGATTGTAATCAAGGTAAAAAATGTTCATGATACCATTTTAGTCATAGCTTGTTCCAACAATTTAAATGAGTAATTGCCATCATGTTTAGATTTTTGTGTTACATATTGCTCTACAATTTTTGTTTTAATCATATCAACAACAGAGAGATATGGCCATTCTAGAAGAAAAGGACAATGATTTTTCCATTTTGAATTCGTAGAAAAAAAACAAAATTCCGCAACATCTTCTTTTAGGTTAACATCAAATTTTCGTTTTAGTGGCAACCATTGATTGTTATTAATTTGATTCATTATAATCTCTTATAGAAAGGGGACTCAAAGGTCCCCACTAGGTTACTGTGTAACTTGTTCCACAACGACTTGCACAGGAGTGGCTTGAAGGTCTTCAAGTTTTTCCACAACGTTAGTTGGCGCTTTTACTTTAACCGCCTTAGCTTTAATAAAGCCCTTATCACGTAGATACTTTTGCACAGTCTCTGGATTACAAATCTGATATCCGACTACGTTACGACCTTCTTTTGTGGGGCGAACAATACCACCAGCAAAAAGTTTAATATCAAGCATGTAATTCGACATCCGATACATGTGGATTTTTTTATCTTTCAAAAGTTCCTGCAACATATCTTTGGTAAAAACTTCACCAGTTTGAACGACCATCAAAACACGCTGCCAACCATTGGGTTTACGTTGATTCTTCATAATATAATTCCTATTAGTTTAAAAAGTTTAGTTATTGCATATACATTATAGCACAATCTGTACCGTTTGTCAACCATTATCTTCGCATTTTTGCCTGATCTTTGACATCCTCCAGACGGAAAAGGGGAATAGCATTAGACTTGTGTAGGGTACCGATGCCGATCATCTTATCTCCTGTATACTGGAGAACAGGCTTCTTGAATGTGTCGAAGTGACTGGAAACCACGGAAGGCAGCTTAGGACTCTTGGTATGCTGTTTATAGGACAAGCTAGGACTCGATCCTACAGAGGTTTTGGCTGCTCTTGATGGGCTAGTATTATACTTGCTGGACAAGCCGCTGGAATCGCTCCGGACACGGGCCAGCCAGTCCTGATATTGAGCAATCTCTTTTTTTGTTTTGCTTTTGCGTTTTGACTTAACATTAGTATAGATAATCATAATATATTCCTTAAATGCACTAATCACAATAATATTATAGCACAAACTCACCCATTTGTCAAGAACTAAAAACCCTTATAAATCAATGACTTAGCCCTTGAGTAAAATCTGTTCGCTTGTAGTGCTTTCTTCAGATAACTGTCTTTGCAGATCGGAAATTTGTCTCCGAGTAGATTCGGCAGTTTGGATTGTGTGACTTAGATAGGACTCTAGACTTCTTATTTTGTCTTGGATTTCTTTGTTAGAAAGCATTTTTTTCTTCCTCTTTCATTAGTCGATATGTTGATTTATCTCTATGCTTTTTTCTTATATCTTTAAATGTTTCTTTACCTGTTTCATACTTCCTAAGCTTTGACTTCTGCGGCTTCTCAAACTTTTTACTCGAAAACATTTTATCTAACTCGTCCTATAAAATATGGTCTGCTATTTTATATTCAACCAATTCTTTTGATCTGAACCAAACATCCGATTCAGGTAAAAATTTTGATTTAATAAAACGGGGACTGAGACCGGTAGCCGTCCGTAAAATCTTTAACATTCTTTCATTGCAGTAATCATTTTCTTTCATTGCTGCTTGTATATCGTGATATTTACCTTCACTGCTTTGAGAAAATTGATGGCACATAATGCTACAATTCTCAGAAATATATCTATGTTTTTTTGT